TAGATGCTCCTGTTGCCACTTCAACTCCAAGGACCTTTTTTGTTTGTATAGGTCTTGTATCATCGATAACCTCTTCATAAGTTATTCTATTTATTCCCGTGTGATATGAATCTCCGAGATATTCCCAAACTATACCTTTTTCTCCAACTTTGTCAAGTATAGCTTTTTCAACACTTTCAGCTGTATCTGCTTCATGCTCAATATTAAATTTTGCATGGTAGTTGTAGGCCCAGATATTTATGGAAGTTTTTTTCATAATATTACTTTCTTATTAAAATGTGGCCGAAACATGTCCGGCCACAAAAATTTAATGATTATGCTCCTGATGAAGCAAAGATACCTCTATAGTCAGAAACACCAAAGGCGTATCTTTCTCTAGCTTTGTATCTTACATTACCAGTATCGAAGTCTCCTTCCATTGACGTAGTCAACGGAGTTCTTGAGAACATCTTCATACCATTTGGAACGTCTGTGATTAAGAAAAATGCATCAGGATCAGTTAAGAAATTGTTCACTCTATAACCTTGAGGAACCATTCCCATTGAATTGATTGCATTGATATCATTATCAGCAGTCTGAGTTCTACCTTGAGACTTCATAAGTCTTTCAGCGTTGAACTGGTTAGCTGATGGAATGATCATCTTAACCGCTTTAGCAGCTATTCTTAAACCTCTTTCATCAGTAAAAGCAGCTACGTCGATTAGCGCTTGTTCTAATGAAGTTTCGTTTAAGTCAGCTTGAGTAGCAAAAGTGTTAGCTACGTTCGTACCTGAGATTGTAGTATGCGCTATATTAAATAGTGATACTTGATCTCCCGATAAGAAAGTAGAGAAGCCATTATTTAATGTGGCTGCACCTTTAACTTCTTTAGCGTTTGACATAGATCTTGCTAGGGCTTTTGTGTATCTAGAAGAAAGTCTGTCATAAAGGTTATCCTCTATTGCTTCTTCTGTGATAGCGAAAGCTAGCGCGATCGTTTCCATTGTGTATCTAGCAGTGTAAGTCTCTTGTGCTTCATCGTAATTAACACCTTGACCTTCTGCTTTTACTTCTGCATTAGCAAAACCACTTAACATTACTTCTTCTTCGAAAGCTCTGTCAGATGATTCTGTTGTATAAATCTCAGCATGCTGATTTTCATATCTTTTGTATTCCAAGCCGAATAGTGCATTCAAACCTGGCTCTAACTCTTTTACGAGTTGTGCTCTTGATATTGCCATTTTTTATCTCCTATTCTATGGTTAACTTGGTGTTACAAATTCACAAAGGTTTTGTACTACTATTACTTTTGCGAAAGCCACAAGAATGTCTTCATTCTCAGGGTCTTCTGCTACTCTTAATAGTCTCCATTGTGATGCTGTTGCTGATGTTGCGCCAATGTTTAGTGTTTGTGTTGATCTTCCAGTTACTAAGTTACCTGCTACTGCATTACTTTGATATGTTTCCATAAACCCAGCTTGGGCTACAGTTGCATCAGTAGAGATTTCGTAGTTTTGAAATGGATTGTCATTTACAAACGCATCTATATCTTGGTTAAGATCAGTTGCAGTATTTGCTATGTACATGTTACTAAACGTTGGCTTTTGTGTATTAGCCGCAGTAAAGAAACATCCGTTAAAAACACCAATAGTTTTACTATTAGCGGCTCCAACAGTCATATATCCAGCTGCAGTTTGAACCTGCGTGCCGAGAAATATGTTAGTCGCGTTGCCATTGTCGATTTTATACTTTGACTGTCCAGATGTTGCGGGACCATTGCCCAAAACACTAACAGGTGTAAAACCCATTCCGGCTACATTTCTATTTGCCATGTTATTTATCTCCTTATGAACCTGCCGCGTGAACGGCCTCCAGTTCGGTTAATTTAATTCGTTGGAGAAAGAAATAACTTTTATTTCTTACTGCCACCGAAGCTTTTGCTAGAACGCTCGACACTCATCGGCATTCTTCTATCCTGATCCCTAAGCAAGTCGTTGTTTACTGCTTCGTCTTGAGCATCTGTTTGTTTCCTTTGATAGTCTAGACGTTGTTTCGCGAGTTCTTCGGGTATCCTTGCCAAGACAAGGCCTCCTACTCCAATTACTCCAGCGTATTTGCCGTCTTGTACTACAGGATAATCAGCAGCTTGTTTTTCATACTCATCAGCTCTCACTAATTCGTATCCAGCTCTTAGTCTACCATGTAAATTTTTGGTATCTTGAAAGCCCATTGATTCTACTCTTATCCATCTGTGTACAAAGCCGTCTGGCGCTGTAGGTGCATCGAGTGATGAAGGTGGCTTATACTCTTTAGGTCGTTCAGTTTTGTCCCTAGTATTAGCCGCACGAGAAGTATTATTTATTGTTTCTTTTGTCATATGCTTATGCTCCTTCCGTGAGTTTTAATTGTTTTGCATATTCTTCGAGTGGCACTCCTAATTTTTTAGCTATTGCTACCTGTGAAGAAGTGAGTCTCACAGTTTTGCGACCAGGCTTTGTGCTTCTATTAGCTGAAGCTACCGACTGAACGGCCCTGTTCGTTTGCTTTATATCATTATTACCAAATTTATGTCCAAAGTCAACTCTAATTCGTTTGTCAACCTCTTGATAATACTCATCACTCATAGGATCATAGCCTTCTTTATCTACTAAATCCTTGTGAATTTCAAAAGCAGTAAAAGTCATGGCTCTATCTTTTCCGAACCATTCATTTTTTGCTGCCCAATCTTCCGCCATAGGATCAGCTTGTGGTAATGATCTTGGAGTTTGTCTTGGTAAGTTTCCACCGTCAGATAGTTGTACAGGCTTTTCCTGTTCAACTGGTCTTGTTGTTTTACGTTGCTCTGCTTTAGCATTCTCAAAAGCTAAAGAAGCAATTCTTTTATTAGCTTCAACTTGAGCCGCCGCATCCCCATTCTCAATAGACATCGCAAGTTCTTTTTGCGCTGAATCAAGTCCAGTTTTTAGGTTTGTTTCAAATCGTGCTTGATAATCAGAATCAATCTTATCAAATCTAGATTTATCTGCTTTTCTTTTTTCTTCTATAGCTCCTGCATATTGAAGTGCCGCCTGTTCTCGTCTTTCAGCTTCTCTCATCTTACGAGTCAATTTAGCAATTCTAGATTGTACGCCTGTGCTATAATCTTCTAATTTTTTATCTTCCTGTGTTTCCTGTGTTACTTCTCTTACTGTTTCTTGGTCCGTGTTTTCTGGAGCAGTATTAACTACCGCTTCTTCTTTTGTTTCTTCTAATGATACATCGACCTCTGGTCCTGATGTATCTAAGTCAACCGAAACTTGGCTCGGTGATTTTCTATCTTCGTCTGGCATAGTTTCTCCTTCTGGCTATGTTAGTATTTGTGCAAGATGTCTGTTGGATCTTGTACGGTTGCGAGTATCTCATCGTCGTTTAATAGACGAACTTCTCCACCTTCGATCTCGATTCTTGATCCGGCGTAACGAGCAAAGACTACCCAGTCTTTGATCTTGCACCATGGACCATGTGGAAATTTATCTTTATCTAAATAACAATCAGGTCCCATAGCAAGAACGCTTCCGCATTGCGATGCAACTTGTTGTCTGTCGATAGTTTCCTGTCCCATTAAGATTCCGCCGTTAGTTTTTTCTTTCATCCTGAAAGGTAAAACCAACATACGCCATCCTGTAGGCATAGGTAATTTTGTAGTCTCCGAAGTAATTTCTTTTACGGGTTCTTCTTTGTATTTATCTAAAAGGGCTGATTTAACTTTTGGGACCTCTGTTGAGATCGATGACTGTTCCGCTGTTTTCATTTTCTTCCTTATCGTTTAGCAGGCTAATGATTTCCTGGCGCACTGATTCCAGTGCAGTTATTTGTCCTATTATATATCTGTATTTTTCCATAGTGTCAACCCCACCGGATGTGACAGACAGAGATAATAATGATAGTCTTTTGTCTAATGCTCTTCTTAGCTTTGTTAATACTTGTTCTGGTTCCATTTTTACTTTCTATGTTTTTGCTATTTTATCTTTATTAGGTCCTTTTTTTATCACATAATCTTGAGTTCCGCTAGCCCCTGTTTCTACTTCTTTTTTAAGGTTTCTAAACAAACTCATCTCAGTAATTTTTTTATACTTCTGTTTTAAAAAGCTCTCTATCGCTTTAGTATCTCTCACTAGCAATTCCATTTTTTAAGGGATTTAGATAATCTATCTTGACCAGTATTATTACTAGCCTTTTGTCTTTTTCTCATACCTGTCATTCTAGCACAAAAACTTTTTCTACGATTAGCTGATTTAGATCCTGCTTTTAGTTTTGACGGTTTAGTTGTTACTGCTGTTTTTAATTTTGATCCTGGATTGGCTGCTCTATAAGATGCAACACCTTTAGCATTTAAACCACCAGATTTAGATTTGCCTTCTTTTCTAGTCCATGCTGCAGTGCCACCTTTTTTAAGAGGTTTTCTAGTAATTACTCTGCTACTTGATTTGTACATGTGCAATCCTTTAATAAGTCTCCACATCTAATACAATTGGTGACTGGAGGTAATGGTTTTCTAGTATCTTTACACTTGCATCTTTTTGCAAGTATCGTTTTAAAAAAATTTTTAATAGATTCCATTATTTTTTATCTTTACCTTTTGAGATACCAGATTTAGTTTTTTTCTCTCCACTAAATTTTTGATTAATTTGTCTATAAGCGGCTAAAGTTTTATTTGATGACTCCAACATGGGTGCATGAATTTTTTGAACTCTTCCTGGAATTTTTGCTAAGTTAATTTTATGTGCTGAATCTTTATTAGCTATAGGTTTAACAGATTTAATAGTTGGAGAAACTTTTTTACTTTTCCCTAACATTCCAAATCCTTTTTTAGCTATGCCGAATATACTCATTATTTAATCTTTTTTCTTTTTCTTTTTTTCGTTCTTTACAACTTCGTTAATACCACCTGCTATTGTTGCTGTAACTGCAGTTTTGTTTTTGGCTAAAGATTTAGCATCTTTCACAACACTTTTAATAACTTTTCTAGGTGTAACATCTAACAAAGATTTCTTTTTCTTTTTTAAAGGTACTTTTCTTACAGCGTCTTTAAACATTTTTTTAGATGCAGAGTTTCTTGCCTTAGTTCCCTTGCTTATTCCTTTTATAATAGCACCCATGCCTTTAGTTATAATAGTCATTAATTAATCCTTCTTTGCTGTTTTAGCTGATTGTCTTAAAGCTTTGTCTGTAACAGATCCTTTACCAGGTTTACTTGTGCCTCTTTTTTTAGCTCTGTTCATGTAGTAATATAAACCTTTTTTAACAGTACGCCCGTCTTTAGTTTTGTATGTAGCTTTGCCACCATCTTTTTTAGAATCTCTAAATTCTTTTCCCATTCCTTTAGCCATGCCTTTAGCTCTAGCTCTTTCGAAACCGTCAGTCTTACCATTCTTATTAATATCTCTAGGTGTGATTGCTCCACCACCAGCTTTTTTAGTTCTATCAGAAAGAGTTCTGCTTTTCTGTTTATCAAACTGCTCTTTCA